GCTGAATCCGGTCCACCACAGTGATTTCCGCAAACTGAACGCCCAAAGAAACAAGGGAAAAAATGCTTGTCCTTCTGCAGGCTGATACCAAAATTGAAAATTGTTTGTGAGAGTAATTGGAGACTCAATTAATTTTTTGTTGTCAGGCCATGGATTGTGAGTTATGTCAAGAACATATGTCTTGTCCGTTAACAATGCTTGAGTCAATTGAACATTTTCAAAATCATTATCTGTTACAACTAGTGTGTGGTCTGGAAACCACTGGGTAAGATAAGAACGATTGGTATAATAACGATCAGGATCTAGATATTGTATCATGCGAATACTTAGTCAACAAAAAAGGGCCTTTCGGCCCTTTTTGTTCCTTCCCATCCCTGAGAAAGTTGTAGTTCTCTGATTAAGAGAAAGACAAATTGCTCACGGCAATTTCTCCGACATAATCGCCAGCGTTACCAAACGAACTGGCAGTATTTGTCAACTCGATGTAACCATAACGTGTCATGAATGACACGACTGGTTCGAATGTTGTTGGATCCAGAACAACACCACTGCTCATCAACGGAATGTATGGGCAGTAGAATGCAGGAGCGTCAGCTTCTGAAGAACCCTTGTAACCAACCAACACTGGTGTAGTGTCGCTAGCATAAGAGTCAACAAACACACGCATAGCGCCGTTCAGTGTACCAACAAACTTGGTGTTTGTAGGAGCTTCGAATGTGCCTTCTGTTGTGCGAGCAAAAGCAGAAGTAGTTGCAGATTGCAACACTGTGAGTGCAGCAGAGCTAACCACAGCGTAGTTACCAGCGCCACGACGAGTACGTTGGGCGATCAGGTTAGCAACACGGTTGATCAACACAGCTAGAGCAGCGTGTTCGTCACCAACGAATGTAGCAGTACCAGAAACGGTAGCTTGGTTGTATGTAAACTCAGTAGCAGCCAGTGAGCGCAGGCTCAACAGGATCTCTTGGTCAATCTCAGCTGTAATCTCTTGTGCAAGAGCAGCCATGATTTCTGCTTCAACGTCAATACCATGCATGGCTTGTGCGTCTTGTGCAGATTCAAATGTCCAACGAGCTTGCAACTTACGTGTGCGAGCTTCGACAGCTTGCTTCAAGATCTGAACGCTGATTTGCTTACCGCCAGTACCTTCCATGGTGGCTGTTTGGCCGCCAGTGTAGTTGGTAGCTGTGCTAGTGGCAGCTGGTACTGTGGAGTACGCAGTAGCGATCTTGAACGGGCTCAATGCTTCTTCACCAGCTGTAACGCTTGTGGCGGCAGCGGATGTGTCTGTCAAAGACTGGGCATAACGCACACGTAGAGTGTGGATCTGACCAACTGGGCCTGTCATTGGCTGAACGCCCACCAATTCGTTAGCAATAACGGTTGGCATAACACGACGGATAACTGGAAGAATCACACGGTTTAGTGTAGCGATGTTACCAGCTGCGGTTGAACCTGCGGAAGCGTTTTCCTTCAAGTACTTACGGGTGTTTTCAAGGATAACACCCATGCTGTTGCGCTTGGAACCGTTCAAACCTTCAAGCAATGCTTCTTTGGTTTCGCCCCAGCGACTTTCTAATAGTTCTTGTGACATTTAAGTCTCCTTTAAATTATTTTAACCCTGCCAGGCGCTTGAGGTTGAACACATTGCTGCGGTCTTCCTGCTGACTACTTGGAACAGATTTATCTCCAGTGGATACGGACACCGATTCTGTGATCACTTTAGAGGCTTTCACGGAGCGGTCTTCCAACACTGCTGGTAGATACTTTTCGAAGGCGTTTTTCAAACGAGGTGTTTGTACGCTTTCAAGCAAATTGCGCATGACTTCTTGTTTGTCCCGGTTTAGTGGGGCAAGTAACATTTCCATTGTGCTTTCACGCTCATTGGATTCGTTCATCATGCGTATTTCGCGTTCTTTTGACTCAACAACGACTTTTGCTCGTTGTGCGAGTTTAATGGCTTCTGCCAATTGCGCATCTTTCTTTGATAGTGCGCTGTACAGCTTGCGAACTTCGGCTTTCTCATTCAGGTGAGTGGCACCAAATTCACTTGCATACGCTTCAAAGATTCGACGTCCAAAATTGTTCTCACGAGCAACTTTGATGTCTTCTTGCAATTGGCTAAGTTCAGTCTTGAGATGTTGACTAACAGCTTGGCTCATTTTCTGCGCGGATTCTTTTACAAATCGTGCTTTGAGACTTTCAAGTTTACCACGGGCTTCACGTACCAAGCGGACTTTTGTTTCCACTACGTCACGTTTGTCTGCGGCAAATTCTTGGATCTCGTGTGCCAAGGCATGCACCATGAAGCTTTCTAGTTTTTCTAGCCCTTCACTGTGCATCTTACGGTCTTTACGCAGTTCGCCAATTTCTTCAGCAAGTTTTGTCACCATAAAGTTGTTGAACTTTGTTGACGACTCTTTCATCTTGCTTTGGAAACGAACGCGATCTTCGGCCAAGCTCTGCTTTTCAGCAGCTACCTGGGCAATTTCTGCGGCCAGTCCTTCTGTTACCATCTTATCTAAGGCTTCTACCATTACTGTTTTATCGTGCTCATAGCGTTGCGCGAACTCTTCACGGAGTTCGGTGCGGGCCTGTTCACGGGCTTCACTCAGCTTGGCTTCCCAGGCTTCGTTGATTTCCGTACGAGTTTCCTCTGTAATCAGGTCACTATCGAGCAATGGTTTAATTGCGTCCAGCATTACTGGTTCTCCTTATATTTTGAGATCCCGGATGAGCTTTTTAACTTCATCTTTAAGGTATCTCTGCACTTTGTTGTTTTGCCCAGATTCACGAGCTACTTCAAGCAATCTATGTCCGTACTTCATGTTCATGAGACCTTCATATATTGCTTTAGGATAAGCATTCGGAGCACTAGGTTGTGCAACTACATCTATAGTGACTATTTCAAAGTCACTTACATGTCCTGTTCTGTCATCTACATTGCCGCTACCGCGGCTGGACACCCCTAGTTTAATTCCAGATTGCAGCAGGGTCTTGATCAACTCACCCATTGGGGTTGGTAAAATCTTTAGTTTGCCGCAGCCAGCTTCGCCATCCATCCACATGTTTTCAACACTGTGGCACACACGGTCTAGATTAATTTTGAGATCTTCTGGATGATCTACTTCGCCTAGTACTGAGTTGCCTTCTTTAATCTGTTGATTAATGGTGTTAACTGCTTTGCTGATTTCGTGCAAGGGGTATATTCTGTCATTTGCATTGCGCTTGTTGCCTTCAATGCAAATTCCTTTGAGGTAGAGATTCTTACCGAGGCCATCAGCACCAGATTCTTCAAGAACCTGGATGTTGGCCTGCGTGAATGTAAGTTGTTCTCTTAGGGTTTTCATCAATTATCCGCGGGCCACAGGGCTCTTGGTGTTGACACCAGCTGCTTGACCCAGAGTTGGTTTTGTTGCTGCTGAAGGCTTTTGTGTGCCTTGTGCAGGTGTATTACCTACTCGACCAATCAGTTCTTTTGTGCTGTTGCTGTAAGCTGATGTATCATGACGGCCGCCCATTTCGCCGCCGGCGTGTACTGGCTTCACTGAGTTGCCAATTGGACCTTTTGCGCCAGCATTTGCTGCCACTGTGGACTTTTTGTTAACTCCGCCTTCTTCGCTGGTCACTGGCTTTGGTGCTGCTTTGAGGCTGACTGCTTCCATCATGCCCATTTCTTCAGTGTCGTCCATTTCAATGGCGTCGCCACCTTCATCAGGACCAAAACCGTCACCGTCGCCCATGTCGTTGCCCATGTCGTTGCCGCCCATGAGTCCTTCAAATTCGGCCATCAACTGGTCCAGTTTGTCTTCAAGGTTCATGATGTCGTCTTTGCTGGCAGGCTCTGTGCCACCTTCGTCGCCCATGCTAAAACCTTCTTCGCTGTCATCAGCATCGGCAGCGTCTTCATCGTCGCCGGCCATCATGTCCATGTCGTCTTCTTCGCCTTCCATGCTCATGTTGTTTTGTTCTTCGGATTCAACATCACTGATAAGTTCGTCACTGGCGTCGCCGCCCATGTCGCCTTCTTCAAGATCTTCTTCCTCTTGAGCCATCAATTCTTCATAGATCTGGCGACTTTTTTCCACAACGATGTCGTGGAATAATTCGCGAGCTTTTGCGTCTTCATCATTGATCACGAATTCGATCAACTGTTCAAATCTGTTCATAAGGTACTCTCCTATAGTAAAGTGTGTTGTTATTTACACTATACTTCAAAAGCACACGGTTTAAGGGGTAAAAATGGTGATAAATTACATCGGCGCCGCAGGGGCCGGTGCATATTGTTGACGAACCAGTTTGAGTTTGTCTTTGAACTCTACTGTTCTCACGTCATTCATCTTGCGCAACTTGTTGAGTTGACGCAGAGTCAGGTGAGTTTTGCGCAGATCACCAATCTGTGTTTGACTGTTGTCTTGATCAAGACTCTGGTAAGCTTCAGGGTCTTTGTGCCAAAATTCGTGTAGTATCATGGCAGTATTTATGCAGGCGGGGCTGCACCAGCGGCCGGCATCACACCGCCCGGGGCAGCAGGCGCAGGAGCACCTGCAGAAATTCCTGGGTCAGCACCAGCAGGTTCCATGCCAGCAATTTCTTCACCAGTGTTCACGTCAGATTCAAGGCCACCTGGAGTTATGCCCACACTGCGCAAGTCTTGTCCAGACTGTGACTGCATGTCTGGCTCGTCGCGTTCTTCACGCCACATTTCTTCGTTTTCCTTGATCTCATCTTCAGTAAGACCCAGGAAGCGTTCCAGCATAAAACGTTTGCTCATGTAGGGCAAGGGCTCCATCTGCATGAATGCCTGAATACGAGTGTTGTCCAGTTCGCTTTGGCGATAGCTGGCAAAGTTCTGCGGAGCATTGAATCCAATGCTGAACAGGCTGGAATCAATGTTAAATCCACGCCACTTCAGAAACATCTTGAATTCGTCGTCAAGTTTCTGTGACACCAGAGCTTGCAGTCGTTCGCAGTACTGGTTGAATCTGTATTCTTGTATCAGGGCTGTGCCAACCTTGCCGTCAGTCATGGCACGATCTGAGTCGTCTGGACCTGTGGGTAGATAGCTGCTAGGCACACGCAGACCGCGGGCCATCTTGTTGTTGAAGTATTTTAAATCGTCAATTTCGCCTAGATTTGAACCACCAGCCAAGGTGTCCACGCTGCTGCCACGGCCTTCAGCTGTCTGTGGAAAGAAGTAGTCTTCGTTGATTGAAAGTGGATTGTAGCTGGCATCCATCATGTTTTGTCCGCCGCCTGTAATGGTGGGGATTCTGCGCTGATGCATTTCATTCTTCACACGTTCCACAAAGGCCATGGCCATGTGGCTGGGCATGTTGCCCACGTCGATCTTGAACACTCTGCGTTCAGGTGCTCGGCTCACACGATAGATCAAGATAGCATCTTCCAGCAGTTCTTTCTGCTTGAATACCTTGTAGATCTGCTCCAGCACACTGCGTCCAAATGGCCAAAAAACGTCCAGGCCTTCGTTTAGACTCATGTGTACTATGTGCTTGGCGTCCAAGGTTGCTTCGTTCATGGCATGCATAAAACGGCTGTTACCCCCGCCAGTCATGCCGGCTGCACCGCCTGCACCGCCACCTGTGTAGTTGGCTGCACCGCCCACACTGCCAGTAATGGGATTGGTCAGGTAGTCTGTGGTGGTTTTTGCTGCCACAGTCATGTTTTGAAAGTTGGGATTGATGTCACGAATCACATACTGTTCAGGACGCTTGCCTTCTGATTCGTTCACAATGATTCGCATGAGCTTGCTCATGTCTATCCACATCATTTCAAATGTTTCTGGATCACGC